CCACAAGATCTGGTGTTGAGTTTGAAGAAATTGTTGGTTCGCTCTAACAGTATAAATAATTTTTAAATAAAGGAGAATAAGAATGGCGTTTAATATAAATGAGTTCAAATCCCAGTTAACTGGTGGTGGTGCTCGAGCTAATCTATTCCAAGTGCAAATTTTAAACCCTGTTGATCCGAGCGCAGACTTTAAATCACCTTTCATGATTAAGACAGCCGGACTGCCTGCCTCTTCGGTAGGTACGTTCACTGTTCCATATTTTGGAAGAGAGATTAATTACGCTGGTGACAGAAAATTCGCAGATTGGACTGTATCAATAATTAACGACGAGGATTTCTTAGTACGTAACTCAATTGAGGCTTGGTTAAACGCAATCAACTCTCATGACAGTAACACTAGAGCTTTACCTCAGGATTATAAATCAAATGCGCTAATCACGCAATATAGTAAAAATGGTGACGCGTTACGTACATATGTATTTGAAGGATTATATCCAACAACTACAGATCAGATCGCTATGGATTGGAGCACAAACGATGCAATCCAAGAATTCGGTGTAACCTTTTCTTACGATCTTTGGAGAGTAGAGGGTAATACCGGAATCCCGACTACATAATAAATTATAGGATGATATTTTGAAAATTTTTGGCTTTGACATAAAGAGGGCAGAAGAGGAGACTACCTTACCAGTTAGTTTCGCTGAACCCTCTAACGATGATGGAGCGATTACCGTTGGTAATGCGCTTGGTGGATTTTATAATACGATCTTGGATATGGAAGGTTCTGCTAAAACAGAATCTGACCTAATTACCAAGTATCGTTCAATGGCAATGCAGCCTGAGATATCTCAAGCTGTTGATGACATCATTAATGAAGCCATTAGTGTTGATACAAATGATAGAGTTGTTGATATCTCATTAGGAGAAACTGAACTATCAGATAAAGTAAAGAAAACTATTGTTAAAGAGTTTGACCAGATCCTTGCTTTATTTGATTTTACAAACAACTCATATGATATGTTTCAAAAGTTTTATGTAGACGGTAGACTGAATTATCATATTATTATTGATCCTGAAGATGTTAAGAAAGGTGTAATAGAATTAAGATATGTTGATCCTCGTAAATTAAAATTAATACGAGAAGTCGATAAGAAACAAAAAGATAAGCATTCAGGAATACCTGTAAAGAAAGTTAAAAATGAATACTATATGTATTCAGAAACAGGATTTCAGAATAGCTCAGCTGGTGCAGGTAGTTCTCCGAATTCTAGTACATCGGGAATTAAAGTTGCTAAGGATGCAATTGCTCGAGTAACATCGGGCTTGATGAATGAGAATAATAGTTTAGTACTATCTCATTTGCATCCAGCAAGTAAAGCTTTAAACCAGTTAAGAATGTTAGAAGATGCTGTTGTTATATACACGTTAACAAGAGCTCCAGAAAGAAGAATTTTTTATATTGATGTAGGTAACTTGCCAAAGAACAAGGCAGAGCAATATCTTAGAGATATGATGGCTCGACATAAGAACAAGTTACAGTATAATTCAGAGTCAGGTCAGATTACTGATTCGAGAAAAATGCTAACAATGACAGAGGACTTTTGGTTTCCTCGTCGTGGTGGTGAAAGATCAACTGAAGTTGATACATTAGCCGGCGGTAACGCACCAGGACTGAGTACAAACGAAAATATGGAATACTTTCAACGTAAGTTGTTCAAATCGTTAAAGGTTCCATTATCACGTTTAGAACCAGAAGCCATGGCAAGCTTTGGTAGAACATCCGAGATTACTCGAGATGAATTAAAGTTTGGTAAGTTTATTAGAAGGATTCGTACTCGCTTCTCTTGGATATTTAATACGGTATTAGAGAAGCAGTTGGTACTCAAAGGTATTTTAACACCTGAAGAGTTTAACGAAATTAGGAATGATATTCGTTACGACTTTGTTAAGGATAATTATTTTGAGGAATTGAAAGAAGCTGAGATTTTGAGAGAGCGATTAAATACTCTTAGAGATATATCTGATTATACAGGTAAGTATTTCTCTCACCAGTGGATTACTGCTAACGTACTTCAAATGACTGAAGAACAACAGCAGGAAATGGAAGATCAGATTGCTGACGAAACGGCGCAAGGTGGTCATCCAGAAGACGATGCCTTTTAAGATATAAATAAAGAATAGAGTAAATTAAATTAGGGACTAAACATGAAAAATTATAAAGATCTTGTTTCAGAAGTTGCCCAACCCAAGGCACCTGAGGAAAAACGATTTAAGGATCAACATACTATTGAGGTAATCCCTCATCCTGTTGCGCCTGATCACGTTTTCACCGGGGAGATTCCTGGGATCACTGACGGCAAGCGCCCAGCTGATGTCGACAACGCTGAAGCTGATTACGATAAAGCATACAAATCCAAAGTAGACCAAACTTTACCTCAACGTGGTACAGGACAAGGAAAACCTGTTGCTGAAGATAGCAATATTGTTAAAAAGTCTATTACAGAAATTCTTGGAGTCAATAAGAAAAAGAAAGACGATAAGAAAGACGACGAATCAATGGAAGAAAAAGTAACTTGTCCAAAGTGTGAAGGCAAAGGTTGCGATCATTGTGACGGTAATGGTTACCATATTAAAGAAGGCGGTTGTTCAGGCGATACCTTAAAGGCAGAAAAGAAACCAGTTAAGAAAGCAGAAACTAAAGAAGATAAGGTTGATGCAGGCGATAACAAAGATTCTTTAGAACCTGAAGCAAAACCAATTAAAAAGCCAAAGGTTGCACCAACGTCTGTTTCTATTAAAGATTCAAACGGTAAAACAATTTCATTAACGTTCAAAGAAATGTTAGACAAAGTTTCCACAGAGGAAGAATTGCTTGAGAGTCCCCAACAAGAAGTTCCAATGATGATGAAACAGTTAAACTTTATTTGTTACGCTTCACAAGAAATTGAAGAATACCTTGGAGAAGGACAAGATCCTGAAGAATGGTGGCAGAACAAGTTAGCAGAAGTATTCTCAAATGTTAAATCATTATATGCTTATGCTAAAGGTGATTCATTAGTCAATGGTCGACCACTTGGAGCAGCAAAGATTCTTGCTCGCGCTGGGTACGGAGAATCAATTGAAGCAGGAACATTTGAACTTGATAATAAAACATCAATTGATATTTCCGAAGATGAAGCTAACCTATTAAATAAAATGTTTGAAGAATTAACAGAAACAAATTCCAAAGATATGTACGGTGTTATGGTTGCTGATGAAGCAGGTTTTAACGAAATACTAGAATTTGCTAAGGAGAACCTATCATGAATTTAATTACAGAATATAGAGAAGATTCCGTAGAGGTAATTACTGAAGCCAAAGATGATGGCAAAAAGAATTACTTTATCGAAGGTATCTTTATGCAAGGCGATATCAAAAATCGCAATGGAAGAATTTATCCAAGTAAAACGCTTGAGACCGAAATGGGTCGTTATCAAAAAGAATTTATTGAAACAAAGCGTGCACTTGGAGAACTAGGTCACCCTGATGGTCCACAGATCAACGGGGATCGCGTTTCACATCTAATTACTGAGATGAGACGAGACGGCAACGATTTTTATGGTAAGGCTAAAATCTTATCAACACCTATGGGGGAAATCGTCAAGAGCCTATTAGACGAAGGAGTAAAGATCGGGGTTTCGACTCGCGGTCTTGGTTCGGTCAAGGCAGGTAGAGATGGAGTTATGGAAGTCCAAAAGGATTTTCATCTTTCTACTGTTGATATTGTTACTGACCCTTCAGCACCAAATGCGTTCGTAAATGGAATCATGGAGAACGTAGAGTATTACTACGATATTGCTTCTGGAAATTGGAGAGCTCAACAAGCTATCGTCGATATCCAAGAAGAGGTCGAGAAAAAGATTAATCGTGTAGTAAGAACTATTGATGAAGAGACGGCAACAAGAATGTTTCAAACATTCGTCCAATCTTTGAGAAACTAAATTTTTATAAATAAATAAAGTAAAGTTTATTATAAAAGATATTTGTAAGATAAACAAATTTAAAGGAGAAAATAAATGGAAAACGTAGAAGAAAAATTCGTTTCCGACGATGGTATCTCAGAAGTACCTGCTGCTGTAACACCTGAAGGTGGAGAAGGTAAAAAGGACAAACTGAAGAAGACCACTACCGACGAGCCAAAAGGCGCAGTTGATGCCAAGAAAGTAATTCCTGGCCAAGCTGATGCTGGTAAGCCTGTTCCTACTGCTGAAGAAACTGAAGTTGACGCTGAAGTTGAAACTGTAGAAGAAGTAGTAGTAGAATCTTCAATTGAGTCAATCATTGAAGGCGAAAATCTATCAGAAGAATTCAAAGGCAAGATCAGTCTTGTATTTGAAGCCGCATTAAACGAAGAAGTAAACAAAAGAACTGAGACAATTCGTGAAGAATTAACTAAGTCTTTAGACGAATCACTTGAAGAAGCAGTTACTGAGAAATTAGATACTGTTACTGAAAACGTTGATAAGTATTTAGATTACGTTGTTGCTGAATGGATGTCTGAGAATGAAATCGCAATCGAATCCGGAATTAAGGTTGAGATGGCGGAATCATTAATGTCAGGTCTTAAGAACTTATTCGTTGAACATAACGTTAGCGTTTCAGAAGAAACTGTTGATGTTGTGGAAAACTTAGAAACAACAGTATCTGAGTTGGAAGGGAAAGCCAATGACTTAGTAAACGAGAATATCGAATTACAAAAAGAAATTGCCACTTTCAAATCAGGACAAAAATTTGACGAAATTTCAGAAGGACTATCTGTTAATCAGGTAGAACGTTTGAAAGTATTGTCTGAGAAACTTGATGTGGAAGATCTCGATGCATACGCAGAGAATCTTTCAGTAATTAAGGAATCATTCTTCAGTGACAAGCCTATTGTGGAAGCAACTGGTAATGTTCAGGAAGAGAGTGATGAAATTATTCTAGAGGAACAGGAAGTGATTAAACCAGCTTCTGATTACACCTCTATTAATGCTCTAGTTGAAGCTTTCAACACTAAGAAGTAATTAGAATAATTAATTTGGTTTTTAAATTAAATTTTAATTTTAAATAAAGGAGATCCAAAAAATGGATAACTATACAAGACTAGTGGAAAAGTGGGAGCCTATCTTAGCGCACGAATCTTTTTCACCAATTACTGATAATCACAGGAAAGCAGTTACAGCTACTATCCTGGAAAATACAGAACGTGCTTTAGCCGAAACTGGTGACTTATCAGCAAACATGACTTCTTTGCTTTCAGAAGCACCTACTAATGACGTCGGTTCAACCGGTGGATTTACAGGCGCATCTGCTGCAGGCGGTCCTGGTGCTGGTTACGATCCAATTCTTATCTCATTGGTAAGACGTGCTGTACCTAACATGATTGCTTATGATATCTGTGGCGTTCAGCCTATGACTGGTCCTACAGGACTTATCTTCGCAATGCGTGCAAAGTA